ACGGGTCATAAAACGGTGGTACAGGGGTGAGGTGTACGCCGTCCAGTGCGAAGCAGAGGAGGTGTCGTAATTGCCAGGCGCAAAAGAAGTGAAAAAGAACGCAGAAAAGTGGGTGGACCGGAAGATTGTAGCCAGTCTTGCTCTTGCTGCAAACTGGGCAGCAAAATTAGAAGGTTATATGAAATCTAAAGCACCGTGGAAAGACAGGACAGGGAATGCACGTGCTGGGCTTTTTGCAAGAGCAGAACGCGACGGTAATGATATTGTCATCCGATTAGCTCATACAATGGACTATGGTGTTTATCTAGAGCTGGCACACGGGAGAAAATATGCAATCTTAGAGCCGACAGCCCGGATTCATGCCAGAGATATTGTAGAAGGTTATCGAAAGCTTTGGGAAGAGTGATGCTTATGCTAAGAAGAGCAATTATAAAGCATTTGCGAGAAAACATCACAGAGATAGGAGGGAGGGTTTATCAGGCTTATTTAGCAGCAGAAAAGGCTAAAAGGCCGTATATAACTGTTAGATTAGCAGAAAGCATAGCTTCAGAAGTTATTAGCTTTGGTGGGACTATGCAAATAGAGCTTTTTGTTTATGACGATTTAGGAAAGTCATATTTAAATTTGGACTATATAAGTGACAAAATTATTGCAGTACTAAATGGAGCATATATCACAGACCAAGAAGACGGCAAGACCTACTATATCGAGTGGAATCCTACAACTAACGACATCATAGAGGAAGATAGAAAGCTTATAGGCCGTTTATTGCGATTCAAGACAGCAATATTACATGAGAGGAGGATTTAAGCATGGCGACTCAAGTTAAAAAAGGTTATTTAAGAGGCGTTAGAGGTTTAATTTTAATCCCATTAAACCCAGATGGAAGCGATATGACAACACCTGAAAGACACCCAATTAGGACTCCTCAAGAGATAGAGCTTGAGATGGAAATTTTAGAAGGTGAAAGCTTTGAATTGAGAGGTGGGGACAGACCTCTTTTGAGGGGTGAAGAACCTGACACAACTGTGGGAGTGAATTTAACTGTTACAGATGCGAGATTTGACATAGCAGCGGTACATTATATAGCAGGAGGGACACTCAAAACTACTACAGATGCTACAGGTAACGAAGTAATAACAGGATGGGAAGCACCAACGATAGAGGAACAAACTGAGTTAAGACCCTTTGTTTTGGAAGTTTATGTGGCAAACTATGACGAAACAGGAGGAATAGATGGGTTTATAAAATACGAATTTCCTTACTGCATAGGTAGAGCACCATCAATAAGCCATTCAGACAGAGATTGGGGAACACCGGAGTTTGAGATAAGAGCAAGACAAAACCCGGCAAAAGCAGGAGGCCCATGGAAAGTAGAATTTGTAGATACATTGCCTCCTGAACTACAATAAAGGAGCGGTTGTAAATGGGTAGGGTAATTACGATAGAGGAAATAAAACAAAGAGCGCAAGGTGAAATAATCCAAATTCCAGATTGGGATAACAAAGGAACAATAAATGTAAGAGTGAGGATGGTAGATGTCACTGGCAAGCTTTTAACAGCCGGAATATTACCAAACAATCTAAAACTTGAGGTAGCAAAAGCGTTTGATGGAGATGTAAAAATCGATGACAAAATAGATGTTAATATTTCAAAGATGATTCCTCTTTTAGATGCAATAGTTTCTGAAGCTCTAATAGAACCATCTTACGAGGAAATACAAAAGATTTTACCTCTTACACTTAACCAAAAGCTAACTATTTTCAATTATGTTATGGGAGAAACAAAACAGCTGGAGCCCTTTCGTGAAAAACATTGAGGCTTTTGCGGACATGGCCATAACTGCCAAAACTTTTGGAGTTAGGCCATCTTCTTTTTTAGAGGGAATATCAGGATTGACTGCATATATGTTTGACTCAGCGGCTGCACTTTTGCTTCATTACTTGCAGGAAGGAAAGAAACCTATAACAGAGGTAGAAGACGCAAGAAATTTATTAGGAATGCCACCAATTCAGAAAGGAAGGAGGTGAGGTCATGGCGGAGAGTTTAGGTTCAATTTATGCAGAGGTGCGGCTTAAGTTGAGTGAGCTCCAAAATGACCTCGCCGAGCTTTCAACAAAATTGGCAACGGCTGAAAAGGAAATAGACACTACAGCTACAGATATAGCTGAAAAAACAAAAAGAAGCGTATCACAAGCATTTAAGGATTTAGGCGAAAGCCTTGAAAATGTAGGGGACAAAATAAAAAAAGCAGGAGATAACATCAAAGGAATGGGGGATCTCCTATCTACCTATGTTACAGCACCAATTGTAGGTTTAGGGGCACTATCATTCAAAGCAGCGATGGATTTTGAATCAGCATTTGCAGGCGTTAGGAAGACAGTAGATGCAACAGAGGCTCAATTTGCAGCTTTGAACAAAGGTATTCGGGAAATGGCAAAGCAGATGCCTGCATCTGCTACAGAAATTGCTAATGTAGCGGAAGCGGCCGGACAGCTCGGTATTCAAACAGAGAATATTCTTGGTTTTACAAAGACGATGATAAACTTAGGTGTAGCTACAAACCTCACGGCAGAGCAGGCTGCAACAGCATTAGCGAGGTTTGCAAACATAACACAAATGTCGCAAAAAGATTTTGATAGACTCGGCTCTACAATTGTCGCTCTTGGAAACAACCTCGCAACAACGGAAGCAGAGATTGTGGAAATGGCTATGAGACTTGCTGGAGCAGGACACCAGATAGGGCTTACAGAAGCACAAATCTTATCGTTGGCAGGTGCTTTATCTTCTGTAGGTATCGAAGCGGAAGCAGGAGGCTCGGCTTTTTCAAGAGTTATGATAAAAATGGCCAATGCCGTGGCTTCCGGAAGTGAAGAACTGCAACTTTTTGCAAAAGTAGCGGGAACAACAGCAGGAAATTTCAAAAAAGCATTCCAGCAGGACGCAGCACAGGCCATTATTATGTTTATAGAAGGACTAGGCCGCATGAGTACCGAAGGGCAAAACGTCTTTCCAATTTTAGAGGAGTTAGGTTTGAGCGAAATACGTGTTAGAGATGCTCTGTTGCGTGCAGCGGGAGCAGGTGATTTATTCAGACAATCGCTAAAGCTTGGAACTCAAGCATGGCAAGAGAATACAGCCCTTACAAAAGAAGCAGAGCAAAGATATGCAACAACTGAATCACAGCTACAGATTTTGAAAAACAGAATAACAGATATCGCAATCGAAATTGGAGGACCTCTCTTAACTGCTGCCAATAATGCACTTGAACAGCTCAGTCCATTCATTGATGCTATTGCCAGGGCAGCTGAACAGTTTGCAAGCCTTGACCCGAACATTCAAGCAGCCATTATCGCAGTAGCAGCTTTCATAGCAGCAGTAGGACCTGTACTGTCTATAGTTGGAAGATTAGTTGGAGGAATAGGAGAATTTATAAGCAATGTAGGAGGATTAATAAAGATTTTAGGAGATGCAGGAATGGCACTCTCAGGTTTTACAGGGCCTATTGCTTTAGTCTTAGCATTGTTAGTGGCATTATTTGTAGCGTGGCAGACTAATTTTGGTGGTATAAGAGATGTTACAATGAAAGTTTTAAGCTTTATAGTAGAAAAATTCACAGAGTTATACCAGACGATAGTAGGAACATTAGGACCTTTAATTCAATACATCGTGGAAAGATGGCAGGCAATACAGCCAATTTTACAGCCAATCTTTGACTGGCTAAGTGGATATATAGGGGTTACATTTCAAGCTATAGGGCAGATTGTACAAACAACGATTAGCGTCATACTTGATATTATAAGTGGAGCTTTCGAGATGTTAGCAGGGATTATACAGTTCTTTGTAGCACTATTCACAGGAGACTGGCAAGGTTTATGGGAAAGCGTAAAACAAATTTTAAATGGAGCAGTAAAAATCATAAAAGCTGTTTTTGCAGACTTCACAGCAGGGATTTTAAGCACAATAGTAAATTGGATAGCAGGATTGATAGGGAAGTGGTCTGAACTTTTTGCTTCGCTTATCAACATTGTGGTAGGAAAAACAGCAACGATAAGGGCAAAGATTATGGATTTGGTAAACATTATAATCAACGCGTTCAAATCTTTGCCATCACAAATGGTAAGCATAGGAGCAAGTATTATAAGCGGCTTAATAAGTGGTCTCTCAAGCATGGTAGGTTCATTAATGGCGAAAGCAAAAAGTATAGCAAACAGTGTGGTCAACACGATAAGGAGCGCTTTAAGAATAGGCTCACCTTCAAAAGTTATGATAGATTTTGGTGTCAATGTGGTTAAAGGTTTAGCGATGGGAATTGAAAAAACAAAAGATTTAGTCGAGGAAGCAGCTGGCTCATTGGCAGACATAACTGTACAACAGTTAGCACCGACTCCAGCATTGGCAACACCTGAAGGGGCAACGGCACCAGCCAATACAGTACATCAAAATGCACCCCTACTTTATATAGGCACTTTAAGTGTAAGAAACGATGATGATATTACAAAGATACAAGATATGATGAGGCAGCTTTACGAAGAAAGTATAAAAACTACAAGGGCAAGGGGGAGAAAATAATGACGATTATATCTGGAATAAGTTTAAATAACGCTTTGGGTTTTTCTTTTGACGGAGTACATTCAAGCACATACGATATTTATCTTGCAAAGTCACCATTCAACCTCTTGCCCGACCTTATAAACTATTTTGAAACAATACCCGGCAAACCGGGGTTACTTGACTATGGTTCAGATTACAAACAAAGAGACATTATCCTAGATTGCATGGTGTTAGCAAAAAACGAGCAGGATTTAAAGAGGAAAAGCCGAGAAATAGCAGCATGGTTAGACCCAGCAAAAGGCCTTAAAAGGCTTATTCTTGATACAGAACCAAATAAGTTTTATTTAGCGAGGGTGACAAAAGGGATACTGGTAGAGCAGATAGCAAAGCAAGGACGCTTTGAAGTGACAATGACGGCACCTGACCCTTACGCATACGCATTAGATGACGAGATTTACACATACACAAAAACAGGGAGTTACAACTTTGAGAGGAATGGAACGGCCATAAGCTATCCCAAAATTGAGATAAAAGGGACAAACACAAAAGACAAAGGGAAGATAAGTATAACACTAAATAATAAAACAATCGGTTATAAAGGAGATTTAGAAAGTGCAGAAACTCTTGTAATAGACTCTGACATGCTAACAGCCTATAGAATAGTAAATGGTCAGAAAGTAAGTGCCATAAATGACATTGAAAGTGTAGATTTCCCAATCACAAGACCGGGTCAAAATGATGTGACTATAGCAATGGAAGGAGAAGCCGTAATAACGGAAGTAAAAATTTATAGCAGGACACGCTGGATTTAGAAGGAGGTGAAAAGATGGCGGAGACACCTTTTAAAGACCTCGACAGTGTAGAGATTTTATCAGGGCATATAAGCGGTTTGCAGCATGCAGTTAACAAGATAGAAAAAATTCTAAACATGAGAACTAATATTGCACAACAGCACCTACTAAACCCAATTACAGACCAAGAGGACCCAGCATTGAGATATAGAATTTACGAAGGTACAATAAGAAACTGGCTTGAGGACCCAGAGCCAGTAATTTATAGAGATGGAGCTGTAGTACAACCGACGGAATACAAGGTTTACCCAGCGTATGGGATAGTTATTTTCAATGAACAGCAATCGCCAACGAGCGAAATAAGAGCAGATTTTAGTTATATTGATGCAGGGTCACAGACAATAAGGGAGATATATACGGCTTTAATTACTTTCTTTTGGCACCCACAGGGAACTTGGAGAGGAAATGGAATCACAGCAGGAGGAGTAGATGCGCTTATCGCAGCGAACAAAGCAGACGTACTTCCGTTTATTGTGCCAGAAAAGACAAGATATACAGGGATAGGATTTTATATTCTAACAGCAGCAGGGTC